GGAACTCGGTGCGGTTTATACAGGACAGTTAGAGGAAAGTATAACAGGATTTTTTGACCCGGAAGTTGGGATTGGGATAATAAGAGCCGGTGCTCCGTATGCAGTATATGTTGAGTTCGGAACCGGAATAGTCGGTAAGCAGAATCCCCACCCTGCGCCGGAAGGTTGGAAATACGACATAAATGAGCATGGTGAAAGAGGATGGTATTACTTCAATGAGCGGGACCAAAAATGGCACTGGACTAAGGGCATGGCAAGCAGGCCGTTCATGTATAACACGCTTCTTGAGCTGCAGCGGCAGGTAGAAGATATTGCAAGGGAGGTTTTTGGCAAGTGATAGATATAGAGAACGAAGTGTTCAATCGAATAGCAACAAGGCTACGAGAGGAATTCAATCCTATATCAGTTTACGGCGAATACATAAAATCTCCGGCAGTATTCCCTGCGGTAATCATCGAAGAGCGTGGGAACAGTGCGCATGAGCGTACTCAGGATAGCGGCAGCGTAGAAAACCATGCCAGGCTCATGTATGAAGTGAATGTGTATTCAAATAAGCAATCAGGCAAGAAGAGCGAGTGCAAGTCGATTTTTAAAATGATTGACGAAGAATTTGCATCTATGGGTTTTACGAGAATTTTGAAAGAACCTATTCCTAATATTGAAGATGCCACTATTTATAGAATGGTTGGCAGATATACAGCGGTTGTATCAACCGACAAAGTAATTTATAGGAGGTAATGAAGAATGGGTAAAGGGATAAGTACACAAGGAGTGACATTGAAATGGGGAAGCAACCCCGGAAGTCTGACAAAAAAGATCGACATTAAAGATTTTCCGGACTTAGGAGGTGCTCCCGAGCTTATCGAAACCACGACACTTTCTGATGCCGTTCAGACGTTTATTTTCGGCATTCAGAGTTTAAGCGCTATGGAATTTACTGCAAATTACACAAAAGCTGATTATCAAGTGGTGTTAGCGGATGAGGGAAAAGAATTGTATTATGCTCTCGAATTCGGCACATCGGGTTCAGAAGGAGTTTTTAAATGGCAAGGTCAGCATTCGGTATATGTAGTGGGAGCAGGAGTTAATGAGGTAACAGAGATGAAGATTGTTGTAGCTCCTTCAACAAAACCCGAATTATCAACCACATAAGGGGTGATATAATATGGCAATTAGTACCTATGGTGTAACCTTAAAATGGGGTCCAACAATGGCAGCAGCCGTCAAAGAAATAGATATAAAAGATTTTCCGGACCTTGGTGGTGCGCCAGAGATGCTTGAAACCACTACTTTTAATGATAAATCACAGACTTATATAAAGGGCATACAGTCATTAGGAGCATTGGAGTTTACAACCAATTACACTAAACAAGACTATAACAACGTGGCAGAGGACAGCAATACTGAATTGTTTTATATCTTGGAATTTGGCTTAAACGGCTTGGAGGGTGCTTTTTACTGGAAGGGAAAACATACGGCGTATGTAGTGGCTGCGGGTGTAAATTCGGTAATTGAAATGAAAATAACAATAGTTCCATCTACCAAACCTACGATTAGACCTACCTTAACTACTGTAACATTGGGTGACTTAGCGGATGGCGTTGAGAGTTCAGCGTTAGTCATAGTGTATTCCGATACACCGGCTGAAACTCCAATATTAGCATATCAGTGGAAGATTTCTGATACACAAGCTGGAACATACGCTGATATAATCGGAGCTACTTCCGCAACATACACCCCAACATCCGATGATGTTGGGAAATATATCAAAGTGCAAGTCACTTCCACTGGTGGTGCAACGGGTGTTGTATTATCGAATGCCGTGTTAGTGACAACATGATGGAGGGATTAATTAATGGCCAAACAGATTATTTTTGAGTTTGAAGGTAAGGAATATGTACTTGAATTTACTCGAAAATCCATTGAGACAATGGAGCGACAGGGCTTTGTTGCCAGCGATATAGTTGACAAGCCCATGACTACATTGCCAGCATTGTTTGCGGGTGCTTTTCTTGCTCATCACAGGTATGTAAAAAAGGAGCTTGTTGATGAAATCTATTCGAAAATGACAAATAAGCATGATTTGCTCAGCAAGCTTGCCGAGATGTATAATGAGCCGATTCAGGCGCTCATGGAAGAGCCGGAAGAAGCGGAGGGAAACGTGAAGTGGGAGGCGAGCTTTTAGAAAGCTCGTCCTCTCCTAGCTATACTGAAATATTTTATGAGCATTTCCCTTTTTACCTCAGTATCGGCATGACTTATGACCAGTATTGGAATGATGACTGCTTGTTGGTGAAGTATTACCGCAAGGCTTACGACCTGAGAAAGCAGCAAAAGAACCAGGAACTGTGGATGCAGGGTTTGTATATGTATGAAGCTCTTTGCGACGTGTCACCAATACTTCATGCTTTTGCAAAGCCGGGAACAAAACCTCTTCCGTATCCTGAGAAGCCTTATCCTCTTACAAAAGAAGAAGCGATTGTTGACAAGGAGGCAGAGGAAAAAGCGGCTAGGGCTGTAGCAAAGGCTAAGTTTGAAGCTTGGGCGGCAAGGTTGAAATTACCTGAACACAAGGTGGTGAACGCAGATGGACATTGATGGCCTTCAAATAGAAATAACTGAAAATTCGGAAGAAGCGGTTGCAGGCTTAGATGCACTTTCAAAGTCACTGGAAAGGCTAAAAGAGGTTACAGGCGGGCTAGAGAAATCCTTACAGGGGGTTGATTTCAGCAAATTTACTGACCAAATGAAGAAACTGTCCACTGCGCTTCAACCGTTACAGGGATTCAAAACGCAGGCAAGCGGGCTTTTGTCCTCTTTGCGTCATTTTACAATTATGGCTGAGGACTTTAATTCATTTACCAGGTTTGATAAATTTGCCTTACAAATACAATTATTAGCGAATTCTTTGCAACCCTTGGCTAATTTTAGCACGAAGCTGGGAGCAACCCTGAATGCTTTGGGCCAAGTGGCAGCAATAAGCGAACAGCTTGAGTCTGTGGATTTTGAGAAATTTGGAAACCAGATAACGACATTGACTCAGAGCTTGTCACCATTAGGCACTATACAAAGCAAGCTTGGCTCTACTCTTAATCAGCTTTCCCGCTTTGGGCAGGTTACTCAGCAGCTTGACATGGTGCTTAAAGAGAGCAATGTTTCAGATAACATACTAGCGCTTGTCAGGGCATTGGAGCCTTTGACTACTATGGGGAAATCACAACTTGGAAGTGCGCTGAACCAATTGAAAAAGCTCCCCGAAGTAGTAACTCAATTGGAGGCCGTGGACATTGACGCATTTGCTGAACGGATAAGGAAAGTGGCTGATGCCATGAGGCCGCTGGCGGATGAAATGAACAAAGTGGCGGCAGGTTTTAGCGCATTCCCTGCCAGGATACAAAGGCTTATTACGCAAAATGAAAGGTTATCAGTATCTAACAGAGGGTTGTCCAAGACATACAACCTCTTAGGTATCAGTATTAAGACTGTTTATGCGAAACTTGGAGTCTTGTATCTTGGTTTGAAAAGAGTGGCAAGGGTCATGGCCGGCTGGGTTGAAGAGAGCAACAAGTATGTTGAGAACTTGAACTTGTTCAGGGTTTCTATGCGGGGTGCTGCGGATGAGGCATTAGAATATGCTTTTCGGGTCAAGGAGGCTTTTGGTATAGATCCGTCAGAATGGATTCGGTATCAGGCTGTATTTCAGAATATGGCAACCGGTTTTGGCATTGCTTCTGACAAGGCTGCGGTTATGTCCAAGGCTTTAACCCAGCTTGGGTATGACTTGGCAACGATTTTTAATGTCGATTATGACACTGCGATGGAAAAACTGGAAAGCGCACTGGCCGGACAACCGCGACCTATGCGTGAATGGGGCTTTGATATGTCGGAAGCGACCTTGAAACTGGTTGCAATGAAGCTTGGCATTGAAGAAAATGTTGAGACAATGACACAGTTTGAGAAAGCTCAATTGCGCTTTGTGCAGTTGATGGATACTGCCAGAAAGCAGGGCATCCTCGGGAATTTCGCC